AAAAAAGAAAGGAAGAAGAAATCAAATCCAGTTGCAAAGACTGTAAAGATTAACATCAAGAAGACTCGTTGCGAAGAAACAATAGAGGCTATAATTAAAATGACTAAAAAATGCGAGCAAGGTACTGAACAGATAGAGTTCTATACCTACACCGCACTTGATCAATGCTTGAAGAGGTTGACTGGATATTGCCCACCGAATTAGACACTAACAAGAACGCAAACGATCATACAAAAAAACTTTGGGAAAAACACCAAGAGAACGAGTACACCAGAGTCAACGCATACAAAGAGGCATTATGTTTTGGTTGCTTAAAGAATAAGGCATCAAACGCAACGGTTTCAGACATATGTGGAGACTGTGCAGGAAAGAAGGGCAGAGAGGCACTTATGGCAGTCGTAAAGGTAAAGCATTACGGTCTATGTTATTTCTGTAACACTTACAAGTTTGGTCTGGAACAGATCAACATCCGTCTATGCAGTAGCTGTCACAGACGTGTTGCTAACGTCACTAAGGAATACAACAAGAAGGGCGGTATGCTCGGAACTGATCCTTTCTGGCTTTCGTTGAAAAAGAAGCATGGAAAGGACTGGAAAGAAATTATGACAGACGATAGAAGATTCAGGAAGTAGGTTCGTATACAATAAGATTTATTCTGTCTCTGGTAAAATCATACTTCATCTGTGTAAGGTCAATTTTATTTTTGTCAATTTTTCCTCCGACACATCTGTCAACCCTCAGTTTCATTAGCGGTTTTCGCAGGAATCTTGGAAACAGTTCAAGGTACCCATTCTTGTAAACAATGTCCTTATCAGTCACAAGAACACAGTCATCTGTAAGGTGTTCGTTCTTATATGACTCGTTTCGTATGTGTGTAATTGTTCTATTGTTTAATATTCTTTCCTTTTCATTGCTTGTGTTTGTTATGACAAACAGTTTCTGTTTTTTAAAATCAACATAAAGATCAATCAACACTGCTTCGAATGTAAGATCGTCTCGTTCCCTTCCGTAGAATCTGGAATACTGGTCAGTATCTGGATATATATAGATTGAGGATGCCATACTAGCGTAAACAAAACCTTATTAATAAACCCTTTTAAACCTTTGGTATGGCAAATCCTACGTGTGACGTATGCAAAAAAAAGATGTATGGATACATGAATGACGAATTGATATTCTGGCTGTGTCCGCCTTGTGGCTACTACGAAGGGAGTGCAGAGGACAAAGAGTTGGTTGAATACATATATGACGACCCTATGATTGCGTTGGACATGATCAGTGACAAAGAGTTAGTGCCTATAAATTAAATTTATATACATTGGTTATATAAGAACTTATATTGAAAAAAATAGCCGCACGAATATTTGGTAATTTCGGTGTATCATTTTTCTCTCCACTTGTATCAGGCAATATTGCTGAAACTGTGTTTGATATGGGTTTAACATTTGAACAAACGTTGGTTATTGCATTAATTTCATCAGTATTTGTTACTGGTCTAACAATTTCTAGAGAGTTGGAGAAGTATGGTAAAACAAGATAAGACAATGTTACAGAAAATGTGTGAGGTTTTATGCCCATTGTGCTCAGAGTCAGATGAGGATTAGCAATCATCTTTAAATAGAACAGTTTTCACGATTTTAACATGGTAGATCCATTACTTGCAGTAGTCCTAGCAACCGTATCTGGTGCAGTATTAAACACCATTAGAGGATTTCTCGGTTCAAGCGAACCTAGATATGACATCAAGAAATTCTTTGGTGCTGTTATTGTATCAGGATTTGCAGGAATCGCTATCGCACAAACAATCTCTTTGTCAGGAATTGACACATTAGGACTGGTTTTAATCGGTCTTACAGCAGGTTTCACAGTAGATTTCGCTGTTTCCAAAGCAAAGAAAGTAGCATAAAACCCTACTATTTTTCCTTTTTTTCTTGTACTAAATCTTTATAAACAAATAAATCCTTTTCATATATAGGATGATTTCTAACAATTTTGTTACAAAAAGCCTCGTTTTCAAGGAAGATTCTGGAGAAAGATTCTTTGAAGGACTCTTAACCGTAGAGATGATAGACAGACAAGGAGAGGTTACAATGGTAGATTCTCTTTACAAATGCCTTCCTATATGGATGGACAGGGGAGGAGCAATATCAGACACTCACTCAAACAGAATAGTAGGAAAAGGAATCAATTATGCTAAAACTACATTGACAGATACAGAAGGACACGAACTACCTGCATTAAAAATCATTGGCAAAATATTTAACCATACTCAGCTAGACAATGAGATATGGGGGAAGATAAAGTCAGGGGAATACAAAGGGCTTTCGTTTGGTGGTGCAACAACGTCGGATGCGACACCAGTCCAGCAGTCAGACGGAAGTATAGCTTTTCATTTAAAAGACATAGAGATGTATGAGATTGCAGTTTGTGAAGATCCAGCAGTTCCATTCGCACTAATTACTGCAACCAACGACGTTGCAAAATCAATGGATTCAGAGGATGATTATGTGGCAAAAGATGACGACGAGGATGTCATTATAAAATGTGAAGAGAAGGGATGTTTTATTTCAAAAGCAAACGTAACCAAACCATTGCCTACAAAATGGGGAGATGTCGAATTTGACAAATGTGAAGAGAGAGCAAGAAATGATGACGACGTAAGAAATCCAGAAGCATACTGCGGTTCAATACAGTCAACTGTAGAAGGTGCAAAGAAAACTGACGACATTGTAGCAGAGGTAAAAGAGAACACACACAAGGATGACAAGTTCAGTTCACAAAAACCACTTGGAGTTAACGCTCAAGACGACAAGGATTTGAAAGAGATTAGCATAGCAAAGAATCATAACGATTCAGGTTCCACTACAAACGCTCAGGACGATGAGGATATCAAGGAAGTTGAGACTGCAAAAGGCACAATGCACGTTCAGTCAGAAGGACTAACCAAGCCAAAAGACGACGGCAAGGAATTGGATTTTGAACATAAAGACGGATGTCCTTGCAAGAAAGATGCAAATCCTCCAAAGAGTGGAGTAAGAGGATTGGGGGCAGGAAATACAGCACAACAAGGATCAGGAGAATCAGCACAAATATCAGAAGAAAAGAAAGAAGATACAGGAGTAAGTGCAGAAACATTAGGCAACCCTGACAGGCTCAAAAAGCCTGGAAATATTACACAAGACAGACCATCATCTATGAAGTGTAGCAAGTGTAACAAATGTAAGAAATGTGGCAAAACAAAAACTATATAAACTAAATAACACGTAATCTTAATACATGGCAGAAGAATGTAATTGCTCACAAGAGCATGACAAAGCTGAATCTCTAGTTGAGGAAAAACCTCAAGAAGAGAAAAAAGCAGAAGCCGACGATAAAGATACAGCAGAAGACAAAAACAAAGCAGTTCTTGATTCTTTAGCAGTCTCTATGAAAGCAACAGCAGAAGCAGTTCAAACAGTTTCTGATACTGTAAAAGCATTAGACAGCAGAATTAAAGCACTCGAGACTCCGACTGATCTTCCTTTGAAACCAAAAGTCTCAGACAATGATGACATTGGTGCAGAGGTAAAGACTCCAGACACCTATCAAAGTAACTCAATCCAAGCTGGATTGCACGATGATAAGACTGGAGATAAGAAACCAGAGTCTGACAAAGGAAATCTCTCTATGCAAGAGAAATCCGTTTTGCCTGAAGCACAAAGCTTTACAACAGAAACACCTAGACCAACTGCAAATGTAACCAAATCAGTGTCAAGCCAAGGCTCAGCATTGAACCCAGTTTTGAAAGCCGCTAGATCTAGAGGTAATCAATACATGGATGTATTAGCAAGAGAAATCTTGTCTGGTAAATTTGGTACCGAAGAGGAGGTATATTACTAATGTCCAATCCTTCAATTAAAACAATTGACGAATTAGAGGCACAGTATTACGGATATAACCGTAACTTCCTTAGAAAAGCAGACAGTCCAGTCACAACATCAACAGCAGGCGTATTCAATGCTATTTTCGGAGCATACGCATGGGCTCAACTCAACCTTGAAGCCAATGCATTTGGTATTCTCCCAAAATACCCATGGGATAAATCTGGTTGGAGGGTTATAACTGCAAAACCAACTGTAGATACAGCACAAGGTAACACATCCTTAGGTGGTGTCGCAGAAGGTGGAACAATTCCAGACGAAATTTTGCCAACTGTGGCAGAATTAGATGTTAGACCAAAGACAATGTCTTTAGTCTTCTCAGCATCTGAAGTTATGGAATGGTTGTCAACTCACTCCAAAGATGATATTTGGGGCGGATTAGGTAGTTTAAGACTGTATATGGCAGTTCAGCACAAAGAGCTCCTCAACAGAGCACTATTGGCTGATGTCGAAGGAACAGTAACAGGTTCAGGTACCTTTGCAGGTACTAGTGACTTTGAGAGTCTCGACAGAATCATTTCAAGTGATGCTGAAGAAGATGCACTCGGAGGTTCAACAACTGGTTACTATGATCCATGGGCAGCTAACGCAACTGTAGATAGAGATGCTGGAACCACTTATGATTCCACCGTTGAATCTGCAAGCGGTACAATCGGAACTAATGGTGTTTTGACCGACGATACTATCAGAACATTCTTACGTAAAATAAGAATTGCAGGTGGTAAAGATCCTAACGTACTCTTAGGTTCCCACGAAGTTTACAGCGAAATCCAAGGTATTTACACACCTCAAGTCCGTGTAAAGAACCCTTACGGAGAACAAGTAGTTCAAATCGATGTGAACGGAATTAAGACCTTTGAAGGCACAGGAGTAGGTCTACACGTAGATTCATTATATGGAATCCCATTCATTCCAAGTAAAGATGCACCAAGTGATGCTGACGACTCAGAAGAAGTCGGAAGATTATTCGCATTGGATACATCTGACTCAGAAGGATATGGTTATCCAAGATTAGGAATTCAAGTCGCAATTCCAACTGAATACTACGAAGCAACACGAAGATCCCCAGGATACCCATTCATCAACAATGCATTTGTTGAGAAAGGTCTATTCAGAACAATGGGAGAAACCGTTTGTCGTCACTTTAAATCCCAAGGTAAAATTAGAGACATTAAACTCTAAGACTAGCCGAATCTTTTTTTATTTTTTCGATTATGGAATGTCCACGTTGCTACACAAAGATGAAAAAGATGACAGCCTGTCATCTGATATGCCCAAATTGTGGGGCTCATCTAGACTGTTCTGACAAGGGAAATTTCTGGTAACCTATCTTTATATATAAGTATATTCAGATAATAATATGGCTATCACAGTCGCACAGAATCAAGATCATAAGAATCTTACAGGAAAGACTTTAACCGTGCAGTCACAATTAACTTCAAAGTTAAGAACTGCAATTGTCGACGTCACTTTTGGTGGATCAGACAACTACGCAACAAACGGTAATACTGTCGACCTTTCTATGGGCGGTAGAATCTCAAGTGTAATTGGAGCAGAAGTACTTCATTGCAACAAAGGTCTACTTTTACAA